CATTACATCTGTAACACCCTGCATAAACTTGCCATCTACCATACCGTTATCGCACCAAGCGATAGCCAATTTGTTTTCCATTGTCCCCTGCTTTTCTATCTGTGTCTTGCAGTTTTCTTTGCTATTAATTTAGGTTGCTTAACAAACTGCTTACCCTTAGCATTACCAGCAGCCTTTGCTTTGTTAGTTGCTGCCTTTTCTGCTGGGCTTAATGATGCCCATGCTGCTTTAGGAAGATAACGCTTCTTGCCTTTAGATGGCTTGCCATCAGAAGTTGTCCACTTTTCTTTAGTCCACTTCTTAAGTGACTTTTGTGATTTAGCAAGTGCCATTACTTGTATCCTCCGCCAGCCTTCTTGTATTGAACAGCAAGCAATTGTGCTTTGCGTGCAGACCATTCTCCAGGGTCTCCACCCTTAGAGCCAGCCTTAATCTTCTTAAACAAAGCAGCACGCATAGCGGGCTTAGTGTAATTACCAGCAGCATTTACTTTTGATGCAGCCTTCTTTTTCATTACCACTTAACCTTATCTGCCCAGTATGCTGCAGACATCTTGCCCTTAGCAATGTTCTTAGCATGACGTGCTTTAAATGATGCCTGACGTTTGGTTGGCTTTCTATCACCAGTAACGCCCTGCTGACCAAAGCGAATAGTCTTGACCTTATCACCTTCTTTAGCCACAACAATGTGTGACTTCTTAGGGTGGCTCGGTGTACGCTTCGGTTTATTAAACCCAGATACTCCTGCTCGCTTTAGTCGTGGGTCAGCCATTTACTTCTTCTTTGGTTTACCAGAAACAAGTTTTTGCATTTCTTTTGCTTTTTTAACTTGCTTAGACACAACGTTTTTAGCGCGACCTAAAGTCTTGCTTGTATCATTTAATCTATTAAGGTCTTTGGTTCTTTGTGCTGGAGTTGTTGACGCACGATAATCCAAGTTATCTAACTTGCCCTTAGCCTTATTAATTTTAATTTGATGCTTTGCACCTTCATTTTGATATTTTGCCATAAATAATTTATCATTTACACTTAAAAAAGATTGCATATTGCTTGTCTTTTTTGTTTTTGCTGCTGTCTTTTTTACTGCTGCTTTTTTCATTGCTGCCATGTTACTTACCTTTTACTTTCTTTAGGTTAGGATTTTTCTTTTTTGCAGCAGGACTAGCCTTGCGTGCACCTGCTGCTAGAATTGCTCCAGCAGACTTCATAGATACGCCTTGCTTTTTAGCAATAGATTTCTGTGCGGCTTTAAAGCCCATTCCTTTAGGCATATTATTTCTTCTTATACTTTGCTTGATAAACTTGATATGCTGTATCTACATATTGCTTGTAGGTCATTGAGTCTGTTTTGTATGCAGCAGACTGTCTAAACTCAGCAACACTAGGTGCTGTAAACTTTGGCACTGGTGTAACCTTAGGCTTAGCGGTAGCCTTAACTGTAGGCTTAGGTGTAGCCTTAATCTTAGGTTTAGGAGTAGGTGTAGCCTTTCTTGCCATAGCCATTACTTCTTCTTCGCCTTCTTCTTGGCAACCTTCTTTTTCATACCCTTTTTCATTTCCATCATCTTTTCAGACTTAGATTCCATCTTCTCGCCAGCGGCATAAGCCTTGGCTGCCTTCTTACCTGCTGGTGTATATGCAAACTTCTTTCCATTTACATTTGGCATTATATTCCCACTTCCTTCATAACCTCGGCTACTTTGTTATTTACCTTGTGTGCTGGTGGCATTTTCTCTGCGTTGTAAGGACGGTTTAATGTCTCACTTGCTTCGTATGCTGCCCTTACTTTTTCTGGTGTAGTTCCACCAGGTTGTATACCTTGTGCCTTTGCATCAGCATATCCATTAAGTCTTGCATCCCAAGCCTTCTTAGATATGTCTCTGGTTGCATCTCCAGCATTAAGTTGAAGTCCTTTTGCCTTGCAACCAAAACAATCTGGACCACATAAAGTGTGGTCTATTTCAACAGCGTCTTCATCTTTAAATGGTTTATCTGATGTAGCATCACACAAAACACAACCCCATAGACTTACTATGAAGTCGTGTGTTTCATTGAATCCCCACTCAAGAACTTTTGTAATATGACTGCAGTTCATTTGTCCCTACCCTGCTGTAAAGTTTGCTTCTGTTACTCCTACATTGCCAGCAATAAGTGCTGCCTTTGTTGCATCATCAACAATGCTTTCAGTTCCACCCATGTAAACTTCAGTACATGTATCCAATTCATCTTGTGATGGATAACGTAACTGACGATATGTACCACTACTTTTTACAATGGTAATGCCACGGTCAATCGTGTAGAAGTCAAATAGACGATGACCACCTGATGGACCTTCAGCCACTGTTGGTGTCTTGAAGATATAATTTGCCATGCGTCCTCCTTAATGGACTTACTGATAGACAGGGATTACTCCCTGCCTACCCGTCAATCAACTAAGCGATTGATGAACCTGATTCGATTCGGTATAGAGCCTCTTCACGGTAACGTGCAAAGCCAAGTACGCCGTACCATCCGACTGGACGGAAGCGCATCAACTTGTCTGTTACTGGTCCGATGACTGTGTGTGGCTCTTCTGCCACTGCCTCTGCAAGTGCCTGCTTACCGCAAAGAATTGTGCGGTAGTTCTTAGCAGATGAAGCACCGTCAGTTGCCACGTATAGACGTGGTGACTCTACGACAAATGCTCCGCCGTACTGACCAACTTCTCCAGCCCAGATGCGGTCCTGTGAAGCACCGTACTGGTTAGGAATGAGCCAGCCTGTAGCAGATGAATCTGCCATGAGGTCGAATGTTACATCTGGGTGCATACCTGCCCAATAAAGTGAACCCTTGCGAGCCTTAGCCTTATTAGCACGTAACTTGTGAACAGCCTTACGGATGTTAGCACCTGAGATTGTAGCAGCAGCAGTAATTGTTGCTGTTGAAGTTGCTGTTGCACCTGCGTAGATTACGTTTGTTCCACCGCGAAGAGTTGTCATCGCGACGTCATCAATTGAATCTGCAAGGTTAACTGCAATAATGTTCGCAACTGCTGGGTCAACATCAGCAAGGCTGAATAGTTGAAGAGCGCGTGTTACGAGTGTTGAGTTACCATACTCACGAAGAGTAATGGTTGTTGTTGTTGGTGTACCAAGTGCTACTGAATCGCGGTCTGCGTCTTCTGTAAGCGGATTGGTTTCCAATGAAAGGTCTACATAACGCTGCATAACAACTGTAGAACCTGGTAGTGTTTGGCTTGTTGGTTGCTTATCTGCAACCGCACGAATGAGCGGCTCATCGCGGAGTGCGAACTCCAAGAGGCGGTCATAGGCTTTCTGAACCAAACCTGCATTGCCGACTGTGCCTCCGAGAGAAGCAGAGCCAGTTGATGTGTAGGCATTAGCCATTGTTTGTCACCTCCAAGTGACTAGTTGGAAACTATGATTGTGAGCGGAGGATTGACAAGAATTCTTCTTCAGACTGCGCATTTGCCATACGAAGTTCGAGGTCTTCTGCTCGGTCAGGTGTAATTGCACCCTGAGTGATAACATCCTGCTGACGTAATGCAGCGCGGTCAATATCACTTACTCTTGGTGCATCCTGCTCTACAGTTAATCCGAACAAGTCTCCGTTATCTTCAAGCCAGTTATTAACTGACTCTTCAGAAACATCGTCAATGTCCTTAAGAATTAAACGCATTGCTTTAGGATTTACACCCTTCTTTTCTAGGACTTCTTTGACTGTACGTTCACGTTGAACTTTGGACAATCCGTCCAATTGTTCTGTGAGTTCCTTAATACGCTTTTCATCAGCACGCTTAGCCTTGCGCAACTTCTTTAACAAGTCACTGCCATCGCCTGAGAAATTGTCGGTATCTAGGTCGTCTTCGTCTTCATCCCATATGTTGTTGCTCATAGCAACTATCCACCCTTCTATTGTTTGAGTTCGCAAGCCACAGTATCCATTCGGGGAAATGGGCTGGCTCTTGCTACCAGTCTGTTACGCTGACGGGGCTGGTTGGTCCGTTCAGGATATTAGATTTGTCCCGCAGTTCTAGTCTTAAGACTGACTTGGGATGTGCCAGATGAACCAGAGAAAGTAGATGTCTCACGTTCAATTAAACGCTGACGCTTACGCTTGGCAGAAGCCAAGCCTTTAAACTCTTCTTCTTCACCTGTTGCTTTGTTGTAGGTAATACCTTCGCCCTTGTAGATGGCGCTAAGTTTTTCTGTTGTAGGTAAGTAAGCAGCAATCTTGCTGTAACCAGCAAGTGCCTCTGCTCTATCAATACCAAGTCTGGCAAGTTCTTCGGCTGTGCCAAGGCTTGTCTGACCGAGACCCTGAGTCATAGACGCTGCGCTAATCTCAGCAGCAGTTACCTTTTCCTTCAATCGAGCAGAACCTTCTGCTGGATTTAAGAAGTACTTAACTAGGTCATCATCACCGATATTGTAAAGAGCCTTGAGTGCTGTCTTAGTATTAGCATCTGCCATATTCACACGTGTAACTACGGTTGAGATACGGTCTTTAAACTCAGTTGCTGATATATCATTTCCAATAACATCAGCAATTTTCTGCTGACGTGCAAGGCGGCTAGTAGCATCAGTTGCTACGCCAAAGTAATCAGATAGACCATATGAACGAAGTGTCTCGCTATAATCATTTTCAAGTTCAAGGTATGCATCTTCGCTAAGAACATTTAGTCCTTTTGAACGGCGCAATTCATTGCCCTTAAATCTATCTTTATAAGCCTGCTCAGTCTTAAGTTTAAGTTTAGCCTGCTCTACTCCAAAGTCTTCTTCCATGTATCCACGGATTACTGGAACTAAACTTTCTAGTCCGTATAACTTAAATGCTTCTTCTAGTAAAGCAAACGCGTCACGCGTTTCTTTGCTGATTGGCTCTTTAGTATCCTTTGGCGTTCCGTCAGGATTTAAACCCTTTCGAATGTTCTCAAGAACCTTTGCATCTTCAATCTGCTCTGGAGTTAGATTTGTTCCAGTTCCAGGAAGATAAGCATCTACGTTTACTTTGCCTTGTGTGCCAGTTTTAATAGCGTCAATAACGCGTTCATTATATGTTTTTGCTGGATTACTTGATTGCCTGTATTCTGCCTGTGACTTTTCAAGTGCTGCAAGAGTAGCCTTCTGCTTAGCAAGTAAGGCTTGAGCCTGAGCAAGTAATTTTAAATCTGCTTCTTTTTGTTTTGCTGCAGAACTTTTTGATGCTTCTGCTTTTTTACTTGCTGCTGCCTTGTCTGCTGCTGCTTTTGCAGCGGCGGCTGCTTTATCGGCTGCAGCCTTCTTTGCTGCTGATGCTGCTTTTGCTGCAGCAATTTCTTGTTCTATTGTTTTCGCCATTATGCCATCAATCCAAACGACTTAAGAATATCAGTCGCATAGTTAGCGGCTTCTTCTCTAGCGTTCTTTGTAGTAGCCCATGCGGGATTCTTGCGAAGTCTCTTATTAAACTCTGTAATAGACAGATTGCCAGTTAAGCCATCTTGAATATCTTTATCGAATACATCAATAGCATCCATATTAAGTTCAAGTGTCTGTGCCTTCTGGTAAATATAGTTACCAGCCAGTTCCTTAACACTTACATCATTTGAAATCTTGTCTGCAATAGCAGCATACTGTGGCTGCGACTTAGCAATCTGTAGAATCTTAGCCTTGGTAGCATCTACATTCTGACCTTTTTTAAGGTTGGTTGCTACGTAATTCATAGCCTGCTCTTTGGTAAGAACTACTCCATAGTTCTTTGCATATGCAAGAATAGAGTTTACGTCCTTTGCTGACGCGCCTCCAGCACTGAGCAGTGTATCAATATCGCTGCCTGCAATAGCCTTCCCAGCAACCTTGCCAAGAAGTAAGGTTTTGTCAAGGTCAGACATAAGTTCACCAGTCTGAGTACTGCCAATCCTGTTACCTTCAGCGTCATATTTAGTAGTAGTAGACTGAACTGCTTTCTTTTCTGCATCACGAAGTAATTCATAATATGCGTTCTCTTCTTCTTTAGTGGCATTACGACCAAGATTAGCCATAAAGAACTGGTCAGCATCTTCTGCTGCGTCCTGACGCTTAGTAACGACAGCATCATAGGTAGTCTTTACTGTTGGCTTAGCGGGCTTAAAGCCTGCTGTTAGGTACTCACCAAACTCAACTGGCTTCTTAACACCATTAATTGTGTACTTATCTACAGTCTCAATTGAGTACTTACGAACAGCATATAGTAAGCCTGTATTAAAATCATCTGCTGATACGTTTCTTGACTTGTATGTCTCTTCAGACATTAAGCCAGTCTTGTATAACTTTTCAAACAATGCATCTGTACCACCAGCGGTAGCAGCAGCATCGTTAATTATCTTCTTACGAATCTCATCAAAGTCATTAAGAACATTGACTTCGGTATCTTTTTCCATACCTCTTGTTTTTAGATAACCACCACGTGGTGCTGGCTTAGACTTGCTAGGACCAACATAAATAAAGACTTCGCCATCTTTGTTCATAACCTTTGTCTTACCAGTTTCTGGGTCAACGGTTACGCCAAGTTTCATATCAGTAAATGGCTTTAAGAATGGGTCATTTTGCTGAGCAACTTCATCAGCAGTGATGCGTTCTTCTTCTATTCTTTTCTGCTCTTTTACATCGGCAGCATCTACTTCAGCAGCATCAGTATTAAGTTCATAGAACTTATCGCCACGCATATAACCAATAAGGTTACCTGTCTTCTTGTCAATGACTTGATTAACAACACCAAGTGGAATACGCTTGTCAACGCCAAAGTTAATGACTTGTACAACGCGTGAATTAATAGGCTGTTGCGCCATTGTTATCCTCTCGGTACTGCGACATATGTGTCACGTGAATAATAGTTAAGAATTGCACGGAATATTGCACGGTTGGCTTCCTTAAGCATAAGGTCTCCAACTGATAGGTCTTGGATAAGTGCCTCAATCTGTCGCTTGTATTCACGCTTTATGTCAGAGAAGTTATTTGACTGACGTGCTGTAGAATCAAGTGATAGATTAATAAACTCACGAACCTGTGATGTAATGTTCAACATCTTAGTTCTTGTTTCTTTAGGAATATCAATGTCAGGATTAACCAACATCTGTTCCATGCTTACAAGCATACGTTCTTCTGATGCAACTTCATTACCACCAGCAGTAAGTGCTGCTTCAAGCAGTGGATTAGAAGCCTTAAGTGCAGCACGCTCGTTAGTAGAACGCTGGATAAGCGCTCTACGCTCAGAGATACTGAACGTATTGTTAAGAGCCTCACGCTCTTTACGACCAATATCGTAGTAAGCCTGCTTATCCTGTGAGACCAAGACATCTGTATAATACTTTTCTACGTCTTTGTCCTTGATAAACTCTGCTGCTTCTAGCCAAGCATAGGTTGCAGCATCAAACTCACCAACATATGGAGCCAAGATAAAGGCTGCTTCGCCATATGTCTTAATCATATTTTTATTCTTAATAGCCCAAGTCTTTAATTCCTTGGTCTTTTGAATAACTGTATTAGTCTGCTTCTCATCACGTGCTACTGTATAGACTAACTTGTTAGGGTTTTTGCCTACAAATGTAGCAAGAGCCATCTCATATGGGTCTTGAACATCACCATTGTATGTCTTCATAACGCCATTAACTAAGTCATAGAACTCTGGGCGTAGCCCTGTAATTCCGACATCCTTTAGATAGTCTGGAACTCCAATGCTTTCCTGCATAGATGGAGCAAGTGGTGAGAAGAATCCAAGGATTCCACGCATTGCAATAATGTTGTGAGCAGATATACGAATCTGCTTTAGGTATTCGTACTTCTCTGCTTCTGTAGCATTAGGGTCAATGCCGCGTCCTTGAGATGCATTGTATGCAATTGCTGCCATAGCAGCAGTAGCCTCTTGACGGTTCTTCTCATCTTTGTTAAGGATAGTCCAAGCCTTCTGTAATGATGCAGGAACAATTGCACGAACAACATCCATGCCTTCGCCAATGTTTCCAAGTGCATAGTTATCTAGTTCTTCACCAATTAACTCGCCAGTTGGACCAGTCTTACCTAACAATGCTTTCATTGTAATAACGCCTAGTGCAGATATAGGTCCACTCAGTGTAGGCAGACCAGCATCAGGGCTAAATGACGGGTTAGCCAACTTTAACTTCATAGTAAAGTCATTAAAGATAGGCTGTTGGAAAGCACCATTACCAGTAAGAGTACGTACTGTACTGTCAACGGTTTTAAAGATTACGTTATCCATAGGCATCATTACATATGGGTCGCCCTTAGCGTCATTATGAATAAATCCAGATGAATCTAATCCAAGATGCATCAAACGAATACGATATGCTACACGTAACGGAACATCACGCATACGATAGATACGGCGATGGAAGTCTTCTGTAGCACGATAGAATCGGCTTACGTTACGCTGAGCAAGAGCAAAGTTAGAACGAATAGATGGGTTATCTGCAAACTTAAGTACTGTATCTGCAGCCTGCTGTGTAGCAATCTGCACATATCTACGTACTACCAGTTCGGTAGCGTTCTCTGTTGCTTCTTTAATCTTCCACTTAGGTGGGTTATCGCCCAAGTCAGCAATTGCACGCTTGACCGCCTTAGCAGTTTCTTCTTTCTGAAGAACCATAAGGTTCTTTCTGATGCGTACATAGCCCAACATTACTGCTGGCTGACGGAAAGCCGCAGTAACTTGACGGTCCATTAATTCAAATGCACGGTTGCCGTACTTTGATAGTACGCTTTCTGCATCATCAGTTAAGCCTTCAATTTTCAAAGATGTAAACATCTTGCCCTTAGGCTGGAAGCCTTGAGTTAACTTTTCAAAGTCTTCAAATGTAATAGCCTTAGTAGACTTATGCCACTTATCGGCAATAGGTGCTAGTGCTTTTGTTTCTTCATCAACAAACTGAGCATGACGCGCTTTTACTGCATCAAACAGTTCATCATTAAACTTAGTAGCAGAGCCATGGAAGGTTGCATATAGGTCAAGAAGAATACGGTCAACTTGGTCAACAACAATATCTACTTGATTAACGCCACGCTGAGCCAACTCGCTACTGCGGGATGACATCTGGATAAACTGCTTAACAGCCTTTGGGTCTTGAATAACATATACAGAACTTGGCTTGAGTAACTTAACGCCATCTTCACCAATCTCTTCGATTAGTTCAGTATTACGGCGTATGCCAATAGCAGCAAGTGCTTCGTCCTTAGCCTTGCGGAAATCAGCAGCAGTCTTAAGTCCATTGTTAGCAAGGAAGTTAGTTGCTGGGTCAAATAGACGAGCACCATCATCACCATCTAGTGACTTAGCATTTCCATAGAAACGCTTAATCCAGTTTTCAAAGTGAACTGCTGCTACTCCGCGACCACCAAAGATTTTTGCATCTTCTAGGTCTGCAGTAGATATAGCCTGACCACCACGACCAGATACTGCATCAAGTTCCTTGAGCATTAAGTCATAGTTGTTAGGGTCAATAAGTTCTTCTACAATTTCACGCTCAAACTTACCTGTAATGCTAGCAGCACCAGCCATAGAACGTGTAGCAGAGTTAAGAAGGTGTGCGCTATGCGCTAAACCTTCAACAATTAAATCAGCCTCTAGGTCATCAGCACCCTTGCGGAATGGCATTGAAGCATCTTCTGCTGTACCAAATGCAACATCAATGTTGCGAACCATATCTTCGCTAATACCCTGTTGCTTAGCAATTTGAGCACGCTTAGAAGCGCGGTCAGCAAGCGTTAGAGTTTCAGATGTACGTGTTCCACCTAACCACTTCTTTAATGCTTGGCGAAGTGGCTCTGCTGTCTTGCTACCAGTGTAAGCGGTAGCCATTTTACCTAAACGGTGTCCCCTGCGCAGAGCAAGGTCAAAGACTTCTCGCCCAGGTGCAGTAAGAAGGAACATAAATCCTTCGTCAATTGCACTTCGGATACCCAAACGTGGGAACAGAGTGAGAACAGACCATGCGTTTACAAAATCATCGGCAATCTTTAACTGTGTTGCCCCACCCATTGCACCAATAAGGTTCTTCTTGCTTTTAATTCGTCCTGCCATCTGCGCAATCTCAATGTAATTGAGAGAACCAATAGCACCAGCCTCTTGGAATGGATGAATAATTCCAGATGATTCATACTTAAGTACGTCATCTTCTAGTTTAAGTCCAACTTTACCAATTTCATCAGCAAATGCTGGATTAACTTCTAGTTTAGAAACAATAGACAAGCCTTCTTTGTCACCAAATTTAGACTTAAGAATTTCGTCCATAAGTTTCTTACCATCTGGGTGACCATCAAGACCAAAACGCTGCATAACACCAACGTATAGATTGCGCATAATGACAACTTGGTCATTTGCTTCTGCAGCAATAAACTTCTGTGTCATAAAATCTGCTAAATCGCGTGGTAGTACCTGACGTGCTACAGCACGGAAGTTATCTGCAGTCTTATATGCATCTTCTCCAAGAAGAATTACACCACCCTGAGGGCTGCGTGCAAAACGTTGAGCAAGTCTTTCCTTACGTGACATGCCAGCATAAAACTTTTTAATGTCGTCAATGTTTTCTGCAAACAATTCGCCATCTTTACCAAGTGTAGACAAAGTTTTAAAAGCATCTTCGCCCTCTTCGGTAATTTCTTTTGCGGTTCTGCCAGTGTAGTTAAGTTCTCTATCTAACCAGCGACCCATTCCTTCACCTAAACGGCGCTGACTACGTGCAGTAGCCACACCATTGCGGAAATATTGAACACCATCTACGCGACCAGAAAGAAATAGCGGTACGTTTTCTACTTGCTCAAAGTATCCAAGCGCAGACTTAGCATCTGTAATGTCATTACGCTCAAGTAACTTAATTGCCTCATCATTATTGTAGGCAGGAAAGTTTGTTTTAATATCACGGATAACAAGAGAACGTGCTGCAGTATCAGGAGCCTCTTTAAGACGCTTAATCTCTGAACCAAGCCCATCCCAAAGTTTTACAACATCTGGTTCGGTAGCAAAAATCTGACGGACACCATCAGTACCATGCTTCTGCACAATAGCGGCAAGTTTATCTCCGCGTCTAAGTAGGCTAGAACCACCAAATGTTAGATACGTTAGTGGGTCAATTGCCAACTGATAAATAAAATCAATAGCACCAGAAATGTTTTTAGTCTTACCATCAATATAATCTTGCTCTAAAGTAGCGTTCATTGGCTTTGTATCAAACATACGTGCAATATCACGACCAGGAGATACCTGTGCGTACTTAACGCCATCCATTACTTGCTTAAACTTCTCTGGCTCATTGTATGCTTCTTGCAAAGCATCAAGCATCTTCTGTGTTATTTCACCACCAGAAGCAACAATTTCACCTGGCTTTAATCCAGCAAGAAGACCCTTTGCTACAGCAACGCGCTCTTCACCAAAATACTTAACTGTTTCATCTAGTGCGCCGTTGTCATAGACACGGCGACCATCCCAAGCATCAGTAAATGTCTGCTTATTAAATAAACCTTCGCCTTGTGCAGCCTGTCGCGCCATAAGGTATGGGGTATTAATAATACGTGTCCATGCAGTAAGACCTTTAAACAAACCAATAAGTGGGCTTGCTGCAACTTTAGCAGTTGTCTTAAGAGCACCAATAGCGTAATCGCTCATTGTGTCTGCTTCTTTAGTGTATGTTGCATCTGGGTACAGGAACTTAATTTTTTCCTGTGCCTCTGCTTCTAGTTTAAAAAACTCTTTACGTGCTTCTTCTGTAGGAAGCGTCATTAGTTTTTTATTCTTTTGAATAGTCCAACTAAACTGTTCTAGTTGTGTTGTCTGCTGAGGATTCAGGTTGCCCTGTTGTGCTGCAGCATAAAGATTCGGACTCGTCTTTGCAACGACATAGTTTACTTTGTAAGCCATTAGTATCCTTCATCAACTAATGCTCTGTAAATCATTTCGGTATCGCCACTTGGGTCATACTTAATAAGTTGTTGTAGAGTCTGTGTAAGAGTGTAAGCCTGATTAGGACGGTCTGCCATTACTTCAGAACCAGGTCCAGGTCCAACATTAATACCAGAAGTTATTGGCTCATCTGGTCGCTGGGTAGGAGCCATAAGTGGAGTTGGTTCTGGCATCTGTAACGCTGGCTGAGCGGTATTGTTACCAGCCATAGGAGCAGCAGTCTGTTGGTCATATGTTGCCTGTCCCTCTCCATAAGGAAGTCCAGAAATGTATTGAGCAGGTTGAGTTGGTCCACCATCTGTGCGCTGTGATAGCGCACCAGGACCAGATACAG